ATCGGCTGCTTCCTGTGATCCGGAGACGGTAGCATCGCGCTTCGAAATCTGCGCGACGTTCGTCAGACGAACCGTGGGAGTGGAAGCGCTGTTGACGTTCACGAAGCCTTCGAGTTGGGCGTTGTTGGGATCAACGACCGGAAGATTCTCGGTCTGCCAGTCGAACGTACGGTTCTTGGCATTCCGTCGACGAGCCATTGACATAACTGGCGTATCAAAAGGATCAATATTATAAATGGAGTTACTCAGGTCCTCGCGGTTGCCCTTTGCCCCGTAGGTGGTAAACGCACCGGTTGTTACTGGCATATCAATCTCCTTGTTCGATGGTTATGGAAGACCATGTGTCCTCCGGTTCCTTGTCACCTTTAGCGCTATTTTCAGCACCAGTAATGACACGAAGATTCCATGGAACATGCAGACCGCAGCTATTTTTACCGTTTACCGGCCAATAGTGATCTACTACATGTGAGATGCCCGTCTCTTCAGTGAGTCTCCGAGCTTCCCGGTAGAATTCTTCTGTCTGAGGTAAGTACATGCGGGCGATGGGAGTATCAAGTCCTTTCTCACGCGCTCTTACCCTAGCTATTCGACGAGGCATCAACTCCTTTTTGTTCGCCTCGTACCATTCTTTTTGCCACTTCTTAAGATATATCAAGTGCTTATCTTTATGCTTAGCTCTTGATCGTTCGCGTTCTTCGTACACCTTTTCAGGTTCTCTTAACGTTCGGCGTTGTTTCGCCTCGCGTTGTGTCTTCCTGAACGCCTCGGCGTTCTCTAAGCTGCGCTTATGCCACGGTATAAATTTCTCGTCCATACCGTCATTTTAACACGCCGCAGCGCGGTCGTCAAGTTACCTTTCTCTCGACAACAGTTGATCGAACACAACTGCGGCGTCATCCATTCTTCCAGTGCGATTAAGTCGCTTCATGGCAGAACTAACGCCATTGGATTTAGATCGTTGTTTAGCGCTTCCCGCGCCCGGAGCAATAGGCTTGGCAACGGTTTTTTGAACTGGCTGTGGTTTATTCGCCATGATACGGTCGTACTTACTTGCCTTGAGAAGAACTTGGAGCATCCGCGAATCGTAAACCTGACTTAGCTCTTCTTCGGAGAACCCGGAAGCGAGGCCAGTCTTGCGCATCGACTGCAAATCCTTAGCCTTCTTCTTGGGGTCGCTCCAATTCTTGCGGTTCGCAGCTTCGAACCTCGCAGCCTCTTCCTCAGCGAATGCCGCTAATTGAGTCTGACTGGATTCATTCTGCTTGGCGACGATCTCTTGCATCTGAGCCCGCATCTGACTGCGGAACCCATTTGCCTTCTCGTAGTAGCGTTGAAGTTCCCGCGCCCTCTGTGGATCTTTCTGGAATTCTTCATCCCAATTGGGTTCTTTGGGAATCATCTGCTCCATGTGCGCTTCCATCTGGCGCGCAACGTTCATGGAATACTCGTAATTCTGCACGGCATCTGCAGCGGCGCGGCGAACGATCTTCTTCGCCTCGTCCAGCTGGTTCATTCGCTGGTGGAAGGTCTCGGTCCGGATATAACCATCAAGAGCTTCCTTGACAGTAACCTCTACAGGTTTTCCATCGACCGTAACTTCAACTTTCCGGGCGAGTACAGCAGCTTCTTCTTGATCCTCGGCCCCTTCTTCTCCAGTATCGTCATCCCCGTCGTCGGACTCGTCTTCTCCAGCGTCCCCCTCGTCATCGTCGCCGTCGCTATCTGATCAATCTTCTTCGCTAGGATCCCTTGGACCGGATTTGGGCTTCGAATCTTTGCCATATATGACTTCCTCCGAGTTTTCATCGTCACCACCGCCCTTTGCCGGGCTCTCTTCGTCGACTTCAGTTCCGCCAGTAACGTTAGGAAACATCGATTCGACAGGAACTTCCACCGATGCTTGCGGTCCATCAGCCATTATTTGTCTCCCTTATTATACTTCTGTCGCATCTTGTGGTCGTTAATGAAGTCTTCAAGCTGACTTCTGATGTCGATGATAGCCTTCATGGTAGCATGCGCCCCGGTGGCTGTCAAGCTACCAACCTCCGTACTTAGTAGTGTTCCAACCGCCCTGGAATATACACCGTTCATCGCAGATTGGAACACTTCGCTGGCCAACAGCGATTCTGCCTCTGCCGCCTTCTCCTCCACCTCATGATTGCTGAGGCGGGGCTCCGGCTTCTGGTCCGGCATCTGGTGGTCCATTGGGCTGTCCTATCGGTGGGACTGGAATTGGAGCAGGGGCAGGTTGCGGTACTTCCTGCGGAGTATTTTCGGCTTCTAGTTCCGCCTCATTGATGTCGACAGCGAATTGGGCCTCAATCTTGGCGGCGTCGAGAAGTCCCCTGAGAACCATCTGATCGCGGCGGAAATCATCGTCGATGCGCAACTTTCGATCTTGGAAGTTCGATTTGGAGATTTCGGTCGCCATCGTGACGCGGTTCTTTTCCATCTGCGATTTCGCGAGCAGCGTAGCCGCATCCGGCTCTTTGGGTGTTTCTGCAATACGTTTAACAGTCGCTTCGTCAATTTCGCGATAATATCTTCCGACATTCTTGACATTCGCGATAGCTAAAATATCCGTCAACGTATTGCGGAATTCTTGTACGCCACAAAGTGGATTCTCTACGCCGAATTGCTGCATGATCGCGGTCTGTGTCGCCTTTACTTCCTGCAGAACCATCAGCCGCGTCATATCGGAACCCTTCCCGAGGGTTGGGTTTACCGATATGCGCATCGTGGGATCGAAGGTTGAAGGCTGGACATCGACCCACTTGCCCCGCAACTGGACGGTTCGGGGCTGATTGGGATTGTTGACGATCTCACGGAGTAGTCCCCGGAACAGCTGCTTCATCCCGGTTTCGGCCAAAATACGGGCACACAGTTCGATCCGTTCCTGTGCCCCTTGTACGATCGCATCAATACCGGTTACGTTCGTGCTCTGCAGCGCGCGAGGATCGACTCCCTTCGATGCGTCGGAGATACCGGTGCGGGATTGACGAAGTTGCTCCATGATCTGGAACATCGAGAAGACAGGTTGACCGACGAATTGGTGCGTAATCGACATCACCGAATCCTGCGGGGAACCGGTGGTGCGGATCGGAGCACCTATCTCGTCGTTCAGAACGTCGTCGGTGTTGGTAACGGTCTGGTTGAACACCGTCCTAGGCCAAATGGACTGCGCAAGAGAATCCAGAGAGCCCCGGAGCATATTCGTCTTGATGGTCTGGATATCTTTCACGAGGTCGGCTGGAGTGTCGCCAACCAAAGTGTGAGGCTCAGGATCAGGACACCACACGGCGAAGTTGGCGTGCTGCACAACTTCATCGTACAAAATAAAATGATCATCGCCGATAGTGTGTATTTCGCGTAGCTCAGCGATTCCATCACCGTCTTTGTCGATCCGAATATAGTAGCAGCCATAACGAACGTCCCAAGCATCTGTCAGGTCCCCTTGATCGAGGCCAGAATTGCGGAAGAGACGGTCTGTGGAGTAGTTGTCCGAGCTTTGGTTCATGTACTCGGCCAATTCATCAAGTGAATAGCCCTGCCGAACCAGATCGGACACGTTGATAACTTGATCGTGGCCAATTAGGGGCGCACACTCGACGTCCTTGGCCTTCCGCGATATCCGGAACTCATCCAGCGGTACCGAAGCGATCTTTACCATCGGCTTCGATTTAACGAAGCGTACCCGGAGACTTTCCAGCGTTCCAGGATAAATATCGCCGGGCTTCTGATCTATTACTTCGATTGTCGGATTCTCGCTGACGAGGAATTGGAACTGCTCTTGAGTTACACCGTGGAATTCCTGCTCCGTGACTTCTTCGTCTGTTTCTGTCCACCACCGCGTAACACCCGTCTTGCAACGCAAGGCGTCTTTGACAATATCGTGGAGGATCAAGAACCCCGGGTTGTCTTCCCAAAGCACGTATCCCAAATAATCGGTGCACTGTCGGGCCATTTCTTCTTGGCCCTTGTAGTTCGGCGAGCAATTCACTACATTTTCAGTGGAAGTAAAAATCCGCATAAGGCTAGGTAGAATAGCCATGACAGTATCGCGAAAATCAGTAGAAACAGCGCTTGACTTACCTTCTCCTTCTTGCTCGGGGTATTCGCCATAAAAGTACCTCAAATTCTCTTCGCGGGCGGGTCCGAGGACGCTTTCTTCGAAGCTGACGGCATCCTCGATCATTTCGCGCACTGTTGCGGCGTATACTGTCTCGTCGGCTTCCTCCTGGACGTTCATCGCGGCGGCTTCGCCAATCACACCGTTATCGAATAGACGTTCCAGCGGCTGGCCGTTAACATCTTTGGGGATGATGTTCATCGTATTCTCCTAGTCGGGCCATTCGCCATACGCTTGAGGTTACGCCGCAAAGCGCCTTCGCCTATTCCAATTACGTTCGAACCACCAATCATGGGCTGGATCATGTTGACCGCAACACAACCCACGCGCAATGCATCGGCGGGGTGGGAAGCCCAATTATGCTTCGGCTTCCCGGTGGCCCCTTGTTGATAGTTCCGCAGCGCCATGATACCCGGCTCGCAGCGAACGGCGTCGATCCACATCGTCCTTATGGCGGCACGCGTAGCGGAAATTCCATCTTCCACCTTGTGCTGCGGACATACGAACGTATTAGGCAGCATTTGGTCAAGTACCTCTTTTCGAGACACTCCGGTGCCCAATTCGCGGGCTTTGATATCGTGCGGGAGAACATGACAACCGTAGGCGTATGGTTTTGACTTAATTTGCGCCACGTAGTAATCGAGGCCTTTCCCGGTCCCCTGAAAATAATCAATAACGTGGAGTTCCCTTCCGCACCGTTGCATAAACCAAATGACCGTCTCATCATCAATGCCCAAATCCCAAGATGTCCACACCAGCGAATTTGGGTCATAGGGAACACCGGTAAGTTGCCCGGCGAGTTGGATTTCATTCATAATGTCGCCGTAATAACTCCCTTCGATGGGCGCATCGAAGCTGCACATCATTTCGCGGGCGAACTCGTCCGGCGTCATGTCTTTGCGCATTTCCCGTACTTCGTCTTCCGGGAGCGCGTCTGTCTCATTGATGGGGATGGAATATATATCCCATCGGTCAGATTCTTTTTCGGCCCTCTTTTTTAGTTCGTGAAAGTGGTCGTCGCCGTTGCTTGTCCCGCTTATTACCGCCCACCCTTGGTAATCAGCCAAACAAGGACGGATAACAGAACCGAGCATGCTAGGATTAAGCATAGGATACTCGTCGGCGACCACTCCATCGAAATACAGTCCTCTCATTCGTTCATAAGCTGCCGATCCGCCGTATAAGTTGATCATTGCCCCGTTCGGGAGTGTGATTTGGAGATCTCCCTCCATGACCTTGACTTGAGGCAAAACTCCCGTGTAGTATTTGTAGTATCCCCACACGAGATCTTTCGCTTGTGCGAAGCTAGGACCAATATATGCGTAGCGAGGAGGCGGGAAAGCGCGTTTGTTTTCGAGGGCCTTGCGTATGACTTGGTTACATAAGGCAACTGTTTTCCCCGCGCGTCGGTGCGCTACGACGAATCCCCACCGCTTCGTGCTCGCATGGAGTGGCTTAAAATGCTCGCGCGGAACATAGGGTATCGTGATTGGCGTTACCGCTTGTTCCTGCGCTGCAACGTTCATTTGCCTGTCGTCGCTGCTTTGACAGCCCACATACAGGCTTCTTCGTAAGCTGTCATAGCTAATGCCGCGCAGCGAGGGTCTTTGTCACCCAATTCGTGGCAGAGATCGATCAAGTCAGCGGTGTACCGCTTAAGCTTGTCGACCATGTTGTCCTTGGAGGGGTTGAAGCTCTCGCGGACGCGCCCAGCGCCGATACTCATTCCATTGTTCATTTTAGCTATCCTGTTTTGAGGACTTCCCCTTCGATCGTCTGCGCTTCCGCTTCTTCATCGTTGTTTCCAATGGCTGTTCCGTCGGCCCATTGGACGACGATGGTTCCACCGGCGGAATTCTTAATGTTGACGCTTCCACCTGCTCCGGTTCCCCAGCCTCGCGCCTTCCCGATATTCGATAATACAAATCTCGACATCGTGTCGCGACGGCTCGGATCCAATTCATCAGTAAGCGCGTTAAGAACATTGCTTTCTGCTATGTCCACTAGCCTGTCGGCAGATTCTTGTGCCTCCGCCGACAGGTAGGGACTCTTTTTGACGAAGTTGCGTAACCGAATGGAGGAGGTCTTGAGTAACTTCGCCGCTTCAGAGATATTGCCAGACGCCATCCATATAGCTGTCCGGCATTCTTCGATGTCCAGCGGAAGCTCCGCTGGCCGTTCGTTGTAGGGCATGGTGGGAAGTGCCACCAAGTCCGATGGAATACGCTCGTCGTAGTCCAAAATAGTGCCTTCTAGTTAGGCGGTGACGGGTTGGTTGACCACGCCGCCCCCAACTGGACCTTTCGGGCGATCACCCGGGCGTCCACCTTCCGGGGGCGGATTGCGAGCAATCATTCCGGCGTCCCACATTGCGACGTCCGGGTTCATATGCCGCGTAATAGGTGCTCCGGAGGGCGTAACGAGATCATCCGGAATGATTTGCGGCGCGGCGTAAACCGGAGCAGTCACCTCGTCGGGCCGTGGAATTTCTTTGAACGCGGCTCCGGTGGGTGTTCCCTCTTCATCCAAATGGATGTGGGCCAGTTCGCCCGGGAAGATATCGCCGACGAACTGCTTGATTTCGTCGCGGCTGTAGGAATTCTCCTTCGCCCAATCGATCCCGGATTTGTCTTCCTTCCCGGAATAGGTAGTGCTCATCCCGGCTTGTGTTTTGGATTCGCGCGGAGGGGTCTTCCCAGCTTGATTCTGTTCCTGTCGGCGCTGCTCGTCGCGACGCTTCTGATCAGCTTCCTGTTCTGCTTTGATTTGGGCGGGGGTCTTGTCGGCCATTGCACTTCCTCCTCGGTGTTGATTCCTGTGGTGTTTACTTCTAGTGGTGATGCCCCAAAGCCAAATATAAACTATTTTCTGCGGGAAGTGTCCCGCGTAACTGCGGTAACTGTGAGCGGAAGTTCGTTGGACGTGCCGCTCGGCGTCGTAACCGAAACTTGAAGTGTCCCTTCGACCATACTAGCGGCGGGAACTGTCGCTTCAACTGCAGTTCCACTCACAGTGCCAAGCGTGGCGGGGGTTCCACCCGCATTAACCGCTGTCGCGCCCGTCAAATTTGTGCCCGCTATAACCAAAGCCAAATCAATTCCAGCCGGACCGGTGGAAGGCGTCAATGTAGTGATAGAAGGCACTAAAGGGGGCGGGGGATTGGCGGGGTCGTTTGGGAAGCGACGATCGACGTTGGATGTGTTATGGTCGGTGATCGGCGCGCCGGTGCTCGTAAGGAGTGCATCCCACCCCTGAGCAATCTCCTCAGCAGTGCTCGCCTTGACGGAGCAAGCTTTGGCGTTCGGGCCGGGCGGGGGCTGAATTGTAGCAGGGCCGCTTGGGGTCCCGGATTCATCCAAAGGGAGCCAGCCCTGTTGGCCGGGGGTAAGTTCGCCGATGAGATTGTCATACTGGCCAGCCATGTTTCCGCTCCCTGCGTAACTAAAATTCGTAAACGAATTTTAGCACGGGGGTGGCAGGCGCGCAAGTATATAGGATAATATTCAGGGGGTGGCGGAAGACCTACCAGTATAATTCTTAAATAAATATAACTGAACCCTTAATTCGGCGTTTTCCTCTTTTAATCTTACGATTTCATCCTCCAATTCTTGGATGCGGCTCTTAAAGTTTATGATGCGGCGCTTTTTGTAATCGGTGTACTTGCTCATAATACGGTCCTCGATGGTGGTACACTACAAAGTCGTAGTCCTAGTGTACTACCTGACACACCGCTTGTCAAGTATAGCTTCGGTATTGAATATATAGGTGCACGCCGTGTCAGGAGCATCGATACGCGGGTTAGAGGTCGTCCAGTTGACACAAGGGTCCCGCCCCGCACAACCGAAGGTTGTGCGGGGCCGGGGGGAGTTGCAACGAGTTGGCACGAGTCTTGCATTTGCAAGCGGCGTGCCACAACATGCGACATCGTGTCACATGGTGCGCAACAGCGCGATGTGGTTTTGTTATTGTTGGCGATCCCGCCAAACAAGGAGCACACCATGTCGCGTCGTAAGCAGAAGTCCGAACTCACCATCGTGGAACTCGAAGTTCCCGCTGTGGAACTCCCCACCCTCGCCGACATCGAGATCGACGCGGAAGTGGCAGACGACATCGCCAAGCCGAACAGCGTCGTGAAGCGAGCTTACAAGGAGAAATACGCCGAGCGCAACAAGGCCGATGGCAAGCGCGCCCAGCGCTCCTGCTGGGACTGGCTGGCGCAGGAACTCGCGGCGGAATGCCTCGACGACAAAGCGAAGATCAGCATCGAGCGCTTCCTCGCTCTCCTCGAAGCCAACGGCGTCGACCACAGCCGCTGGCAGAACAGGAGCAAGGGCTGGGAGGGCAGGCTCCGGATGACGGGGCGGCTGGCGCTGCAGAAGGTAGTAGCGGCGCAGGGCGGGCTGAAGACGGCGGAGGGCGCGATGCTCGAAGCCCCGGCGGAGTGGGTAGCGAAGTTCACGAACTAAGGAAGACGGGGGCGGCGCAAGTCGCCCCCACTCTCCCCACCTAGCGAAGCGCCTCGGGTTTCGTCCCATACCAAAGGGACCGGAGTCCAACTATGCCTTACGTCAGGCGAAACGTTTGGCAGGGTTGCGAAGCTCTTCGCAAGGCGTGGGCCAAAGAAAACCCCGGCCAGGCGTAAGCCCAGCCGGGGCGCGGCCCGGAATAGCCTTATCGGAGCAGCGGAACTTCCCGCATAAGGCGACCACGAAGCTGTTGAAGCAGCGATTCGCGGAGACGCTGCGAAATCTGACCGCGGAAGTAGGCTTCCCATACTTCCGCCGTGCCGCAGAAGTGACCATGAACGGAATAGACAGAAGCCGAGGCGGCGCGATCGAAAGGCGAAAGCTCAGTGGAAGTAGGCATGAGAAGTGCTCCTTGTGGCGGGATCGCCAGCCAAAGTATAGCACGCGCACGCCTGCGTACGCAAGTCCCCTTTCGAATGGCGCGATTGAAGCGCCTCTGCCGCGTACCAAAGCCGAACCGCCTCGTGACGGCGTGGAAACAAGAGAACGCAGCGCACCGCGTACTAAACGCTTCGCACGACGCGGGCGAAAGGTTTGTACGCGCCGTGCGCAGAGAAGCGCCTGATGCGGCGTGCACCAATTCCTTACGTTCACCTTACCGCGATTCGTCACTGCCGCGCCACACCGCCCCCCTTTTTTCACCCCCCCCGCCCTTCTTCCCCCCCCCCCCCCCCCTCCCCACCCCCCCCCCCCCCCCACCGCCCCCCCCCACCACCACCCCCCCCTCCCCCCCGCCCCCACCCCCGCGCCCCCCTACCCCGCCCTCCCCCCTCCCTCCCTCGCCCCCGCCGCCCCCCCCCCCCCC